GGCCACCGGAAGGTGGAATTCAAATGAGTGCAGCAAGATGGATATGCGCTTGCTGTTGGACCAAACGAGTAACAACGAGGAACCTTGTACAACATGCCAAGACCAAAACCACCAGAACCACTGAGAGGAAGACAGGTGAGGATGTCTGATAGACATTGGATGATTCTCAACCAATTAGGCGGAGCGGAATGGCTCCGGAATTTGTTAGATAAGAAGGCACCGATGCCTAAGAAATATTATGAAGTCTTTAAAACATCACAAGAAGCTGCAACCCCAAGAGCAGCCCCAAAAACCTTTGAGTCAAGAACAACTGATGGCGTGGTGGCCTTTCACAAGACTTGACCCAAAGTTATTTCCAAAACCCAACCAACGCGATTTATCGCAATATGAGGAGAGTCTGATATGAAAGCAACTAAACGTAAAGTCCCATCAAGATCCAAACGTGCGAGGGCGTTTATGGAGAGTAATCCTGCCGCCTCGGTCAATGAGATATCGAACCGATTTGGTTTAATGAAACAAGCCGTCTACGGATTGCGCTGCACGATGAGGAAGGAAGGGTTTAACTTCCCCAAAAGGTCTGAGCAATTGGCCACCCTTGCCCCTGCACAGCAGGGCGCTGCCGGCAGCGCACCACTGGAAATCGAGATGTTTGACTTCCCTGACGAGGTAGATGTGACCCTTGACGCTCGGGCCGTGGAGTATGGCAAATTCATCGAGGGCGCTGAAGTGATGCAGATGTTGAAACGTGTTGTACTGAATGCGCTGAACAATCGTGACAAGACGTTGGCACATGATCAGGCCGAGGCCATGGACATGATCATCCACAAGATTGGCCGCATTGTGAACGGCAATCCTGATGTGGTTGATCACTGGCTAGATATTGCCGGTTATGCCAAGTTGGTGGCTGATCGCTTGGAAGGAAGAATTAGATGACCCCGCTGGAAACAAAAGCATTTAATCTGGTTAGTTCTTTGCACACTGAAGCCCTGTTGGAGAACGCTCGGCTGCAGCAGCAGATAGATGATCTGGCCAGTGATTGGCGAAAAGCTTTTTGGTATTGGCTGAAAAGCAAACTGGGTATCAATCGAGATAGATACCGCTTGTAAAAAAGGCCCCTAGGGGCCTTTTATTTTGCCTCTCCCCAGTTGGGTCCGATTTCCACATCGCACCGACTGGGGACTTGTAGGTTCACGCACGTTGCCATAATTTCTGCTGCACGCTGCGCTTCTTCCCTTGTCTTGACGCTCAAAGCCAGTTCATCATGAACTTGCAGCATGGGCATGATTCCCTCGCGAGCAAGGGCCACCATGGCAGCCTTTGTCTGGTCAGCAGCAGACCCTTGGATCAATCTGTTCAAGCCCTTGTAGGTGCCTGCGCGCTTGATCCGTTGGCCGTATTCAATGATGGCTTGCTCACGGGGCAGCGCTTTATTGACACCCCATTCCATCGGCTCCCAAAGTGGGAACCGGCACTTGCGTCCAAGCAGGGTGCGGATGGATCCGCCTGATGCGGGATGCTCGATCCGTTTCATCACGGCATTGACTGTGCCTTTCAGGAACGGGACATTCCTGTGGAATTGGTCGATGAGCTCGGAAGCTTCATCAAGGTTCAGGTCAAGCTGCGCTGCCAGTTTGTTCTTGCCCATGCCGTACATCAAGCCAAGGCCAATCGTCTTGGCAGCTTTCCTTTTGATGCCGGCCATGTCGGCAACCATCTGGTGAAAGTCCGTGTTGGGATCGTTCTGATAGGCGTCCACCATCTTCTCGGCTCCGGGTAAATCGAGCAGATTGGCGTAGTGCACGAGCAGGCGCGGCTCCTGTGAAGAGAAGTCGTTTGATGCCCACATCTCGCCCTCTTCTGGCAAAAATAAGCTGCGGACCATCGGGCCGATGATCTCGTGGCGGGCAGGGACTTGCTGCAAGTTCGGGTTGGCCATGGACAAACGTCCTGTAACGGTGCCGCCATCATCTGAGCGCATCTGGTTGACGTGCGGATGAATACGGCCGGTCTTAGCGCTGAAGTTCAGGTACGGCTGCAGGAAGGTGCTGTGCGTTTTGTTGGTCTCGCGCGCCTCCACAATCATCTTGGCAATCGGGTGCTCACAGCCATCCAAGAAACCTTTTGTAAAGCTCGGTTGGCCGTTCTCGGTCTTGGCATAGGGAAGGTGCAGCTTGTCAAACGCTAAGGCGATGCTTTGTGCGGCCCAGATATCGACGTTGGATCCGACAAGTGACTTGAGGTCCTTGTGGATTTGTTTCTCGCGGGCAATCAGTTGAGTGATCAGTTGCTCGCATTTAGTCCGGTCAAAGCGGATGCCTCGGCTTGTCATGTTATGCAGGACAGGGAAGGCCTCTGTTTCGAGGTTGAAGATGGATTCCACTTCATCCTGACGCATGCGGATCTTGAAGGCTTGCCACAGTTTCAGTGTGAGCGCTGCATCCTGTTCAGCGTACTCTCCCACATACATGGCGGGTAGTTTCCAAAGTTCCTTTTTTGGATGAACTCCGAAGTCCGCAGCGGCTTGTTTGAGACCTTGTTCTGACTTGACTTCCTGTAAGTAGTCGAATCCCAAGGAGTTGAGAGCATAGCTGAAGCGGTTCTCGTCAAGAATAGGGGCCGCGAGCATGGTATCAACGATCCGTCCGTTGACCTTAAAACCACTTGCTTGTAACCACCCCAAGTCATAAGCGGCGTTATGCATAACCTTATCGGAAGAGTAAGCCAATACGTCCGCGATCCATCTCTCCACTCTTCGTCTGTCCAGATTTCCACCACCCTGATGCGCCACCGGAAAATATCCAGACCATCCATCGACGGCAATGGCGTAGCCGACAACGAAACCGTCGTTCCGAGGCCATCCCGGGCCCATGGATTCCAAATTGGGGTCGCAAGTTTCGAGATCAATTGCTATTTCTTTCGCTGTTGAGAGATTCGGAAACACTTCCGGAGCCACCCATTCTGTCAGAGTGGGGAAAAGTGGGATTGTTTTCATATTTTGAAGCCTTTTTCGATATGTTTTGGCAGAACTAAGTGAAGTGTCTGCTTGGCGCGGGTGATTCCCACGTAAAAGAGTCGGTGAACATTGTCCCCGTTACTTGCGTACTCTTTTGCAAATTTGGGGCTGAGGTCCATGAGCAGCAGGACGTTGTCCGCCTCGCCTCCCTTGGCTCCGTGGATCGTGGACAGTTTAATCCGGCCCATGGTTGAGAGTTTGGTTCCACGGCGTAGGACTGCAGTGAGGTAATCACGCTTGTCTTCGCTGATGCGGGACAGGGCTTGGTGCCAGATGGCATCGGTCTGCAATCCAAAACTATTCTGCAGGTCCTTGATGCTGTATTCAACCAACGGGTCGCCCTTGAACGTGCGGTAGCCCTTGGTTATATATTCAGCGCCAATGTACTTGTAGACGTTTTTGATCTCATCGCCATACAGGAACTCCCCTTTGCGCAGCTTTTCCCATGCCTGTACGGCTTTTAAAAGGGTCAGGCTAAGGCTTGGTACCCCTGAGCGCTCAAAAAGGATTCCAGAGGCCCTGAGCCATTCATGCACAGGGTTCAAAAGATAGTTGGTGCTGCCCATGATGAGCCATTGGCCGTCATCAATAGGCACATCTTCAAAGCGGTAGTACGTTTTGACTGCGCCCTCATAGTCGCGGGGCTTCCATTCTTTCTCTTGGCGCTCTTTGATCTGCTGCACAACTTTGTTGGCGAGCTTGTGGACTATTGATGGGACGCGGTAGGACTGATCAAGGACTGTGATCTGACCCTCAAATGACAAGAAGCTCTTGACATCTGCGCCCGCCCAAGTGAACACTGCCTGATCGTCGTCGCCGGCGAGGAATACCCGTTTGGATTTTTTAGCGAGGGATTCAACAAGCTGCCACTGCAGGCGGGACAAATCCTGTGCTTCATCAACAATCAGCACTTCCAAAGATGGAAGGCGCTCGGGCTGCACCACAATCATCTCCAGCAGGTCGGTGAAGTCAAGTAGTTCTTTACTACGTTTGTAGTGCCGGTAGGATCTTTCGACAAATTCAAAGTGGTGCCATTCAATGTCGAGGCCGCACTGGTTGTAGTGTTCGCGAAGGTCAGAGCCGCGGATGCGGGCTAAGTTGATTTCGTTCAGGATGGGGTTATCGGCCTTGGCCATGTCCACATCATCTTCTTGGACCACGTTCAATTGGATGCCGGCCTGCGCTGCAAACTCTCGGTAGTCCTCTGGCTTCATCATGAAGTCCACCTTAACGGCAAGGCAGTGGAAAGCCAAGCTGTGCAGGGTTCTGAAGTACGGGAAGTCGGTGCGCGCATTCAGGGCGGGGAACTTCGCAATCGCTCGGTCCTTGGCCTCTGTTGCGGCTTTCTTGGTGAAAGAAAAATAGCCGATCTGCATTGAAGACAGATCGGCTGCCAACTCGCGGTCAACCACGTTCAGAAGGTACGTGGTCTTGCCGGAGCCCGGAGGTCCGAAGACCTTGCGGATTTCACTCATCGTAGTCTTCCCAACAGTCATCGGGCCAAACAAGGATCGGTGTGTCGGGGCCCATGTAAGCACCCTCGATGTTGAACTCGATGTATTCACGGGCTTCTTCAGCAGTCATGCCATCACGTGTCATAAGCGTTGCGCGAATGAGGTCTGCGTCGTATACCAAAACGCTCAGGCGCGTCCCGCCCTCACCCCAAATGAAAGCAGGGCCAAGAACAGCATCGTCATGTCCGTCAATTTTCAGCATCATTTATCCTTTTGCATATCGGCTGCGCGCCAACGGAGTTCTTCACTCAACGCGTAAAACTCCTCAATCGGCACACTATCCATTTCCATGCGTCCACCAGCCACGAGAGTGAGCTTGACAATGCCTACACCACAGACAAGCGCATCTATGTATGCGTTACCTATAACAAGGTCTACTTTGCTTAATTCATCTTTTTTCAAAACGGGCTCCCTGTAGTTCGTTTGGTTTGTGATTCAAAAGGTGCGTCCTGTTTCTGGAAGCGCGGAATACGCCAACAGCGCACAGTCCGGCCTTTAAGGAACAGCGGTATCGGCTCGCCACCCATATCGCGAAGGCGCTGAGCCATCTTCGGAGCCGTGAGGCCAATGAAGTTGTTGCGCTTAAGGTGTGCTTCGAGGTCCTTGATCCGGAAGTAAGTTTTCGCTTCATCGACATCCGTCCATGGGCGGCCCATGAGCATCTCTTCGCGGTCCATTGCTTCTTGCATGTGGGTTGTGAATTCTTCAAGCAGATCCATGAATCGGCCAGTGATGCTTGTGTCCTCTGGCGCGTCGGTGATTTGCTCTGTCTCCACCATCTCTTTGAGAAGGGCGTTGAGCATCTGTTCCCAATCTTGCTTGCGCAAGGTGGGCGGCAGCACGTTGAGCTTTTCTAAGCATGCCTTTTGAAAAGCCACTTGTGTGAAAAGACTCTCGGTGTCGAGTTCAACTCGGCGGCCATTGACATCCAAAAACCACAGGGGCGGCTCACTGGCGTACTTGGAGAGAGCCGCTATCTGAGGCGCATCAGGACCATTGGTTCCGATGCCATATTTGCGTGATCGACATAAGCCCGAGTTGCAAAAGCTATTGAGCGGCGCGTCTTTGCACTTATAAAGGTATTCTTTCTTGCCAACTTGTTTAACAAGAATTTGGACTTCATTGTTAGGCAGGGGCGGGGAAACATATTTGAAGTTGTACTCAACCATTTTGTCTTCCCAAGCAGCGGGGAATGCGCGCTTAAGAAAGACTCCAATGTTAAAAAGTCCATTATTACGGGTGCCCTCGGGAAATCCTTGGGCGCACAAAGCCTGTAGGCAAGGCGGACCATCTTTGACGGGACTCTCCGCCTGCTTCGGCGCTTCTGGAACAATGAGCGGCAACTCTTGGACGCACGCTTCGTATAGACCATAGAACTCTTCAAGCGTGGCTGCGGACCCGTCGGCATTGAATGCATACCGCGTCCCGTTATCGCCCCCGAAGTACGGTAGGTTGAGGAAGTTTCCGGTGTCGCCTCGCTCAACCAAGATCTCGGATTGCTTAGGAAAAATCTCACGGCCCGCCTCACCGAGGAGCGCTGCCGCATTTTTGAGATACTCTTGGAATTCCCGAGCCGGAGCCGGCTCCCTAGAAAATAAGAAGACATGTGCTCCTCCAGATTTACTGCGGCAGACAACCATTGGCAGCTTTAGCTGCGCAACTTTGTCCACCAAGCCTTTATGGTCCAAAGGGTACTGATCAATATCGATACAGCCCCAAATACAAGTATTGTCAGCACGGATAGGAATAATCCCAAGGGAAGGGTCAACACCATCAAGATGTTGTACCCAGAGGTCATCTGTTGGTGGCTTCCTAACAACCGTAGCTTGCCCCGCCTGCTTCCCATCACCGCGCTCCTTTTTAATACGGTAGGTTCCGTAAGCTATATCCAGACCGCTGAATATCGCTTTGAATTTTGTTATGTCGGTCATGCTTCACTCTATAAAGGTGGGGGTACCGGTTAGTGACTATTTGCTACGCTCAACGGAATTGCTAGCTAGACGTACCGTTTATATACGCAGTTACTCAGGCTTGCGGCCCATGGCTTCACCAACTTTCCCCCCGATAATCAGAACGGCACGTCGTTGGCGTTTGGTGCGCCTTCGTGCTCGTGCTTGACCTTGACTTCGCCAGTGCCAACTTGCGTGGCAAAAGACTTAGCCGCCTTGTAAGCGTTCATGTCTTCAACAGGACCAATCTTCTCGACTTCCCAGCCGAACCATTTACCTTTGTCGTTGGACTCAGCTTGTGTAGTCAGACGATACACCTGTGAGTACATCGGTGGAGTGAAAGGGCCGTTGGCTCCCATCATCTTTGTGGACATCATCATGCTGTTCCACTTGCGCGACTTCTTCAGTTGCGTTGACTTCATGGTAATCAATGCCGGCTCAGGGATGCCTGATTCGTTGATGATCATCACGTAGTGATTCGCGGTGTTCTCGATGTAGTTGCCGTTATCGAGATAGTCCTTGTTGTCGCCCGGTTCGCGGTGCGTGCGGCTTAAAATATCTGACGTTGCCGGATAGATATTCATCGGGGCACCAGAGCCAGAACCACGTGGAGCCCACTCAATGTACTGACGTACATAAGCGACTGGCAGCACTGTGATGCCTTTTTTGCCGTCATACAACTGTCCCGTGACGCTGTTGAGGACCATGCCGGGCAATGCGCCGTCCACTTCACCTACTTCAGGGCTTGTGTTGGTCAAGAGCTTTAAGAATGGCAGGGCAAAGTCGTCCTGATTCATGTTCTCAAAACCACTCTGAGCGTCCTGCTCAAAGTCACCTGCCAATGCAATTGCGTTGGTCTCTTTTACTGCTACTTCTGTCTTAGCCATTTTAATTTCCTTAGATCATGCT